TCCGCCGTGATCGGCTGTTTTTCCAGCCATCTCGCCAGCTTGTCCAGCCAGCCCTTGATGTGGATGCGGTCCGTTTCCGACTGCGGCACGGCGCGATATACCACCTGAAACGCATAGTTGCATTTCTGGTACGCACCGCCCACGATGTCGGTCGTTTCGCTGATCACCGTCGCCGCAGCGGACGGATAGATCCCGACGCCGGACTTGTCGCCCAGTTCGCCGAACCGGATTTCCCGCGCGCCGATGGCCGGGAAGTCATTCAGCAAGCCGCTCAGGATCGTTGAAAAATCTTTTGTGTCAACCATTTGATTCCCCCAGGATGATCCGCTTGCAGCCATCCGCCCATTCTTTTCCGTGTTCGTTTTGCGCGACTTCCGCCCAGTGCGGCACGCCGGCCGCAAACCGCAGGTCGCGGTCAGTCGCAACAAGTGTCGCGCCTTTTCTAAAACGCGGGCCGACATTCGGAATGTTCGCAGGGCCTTTCCCGGTTTTTGAATCCACCATGACCTTACCCATATACAGATACCGTGCATATGGGCCTGGGAACACAACCTGCCGGCCGCCTTCGGCGACATACGACCGCTGCTGCAAGTTCCCACTGCGATACGGCATATATAGCTTGCTGTCCGCAAGCACCTGCTGCCCCAGCCATTCCTGTGCTTTGGCGAATCGCGGGCCGTATTTGGCGAACCGGAGATTTACCCGGACGTGCCCCTTGACATAGCTGACGTTCTTATAGTGCTTGATGTCGCTCATGACGCCGTTACCTCAAAGTGCGCAATCAGCGGAAACCACGCGCAGGATGTGATGCGGTGGCACTCCGTGACTTTGCACAGCACATCGTATTCCGCCCAGTCGTGCTCGCCGCGGCAGAAATAATCGCCCGGCTGAAACGCAATTAGGCCGCTGCGATCATCCGCCGCCTGGTACACTTCAGGTGTCGCATAGGTCAGCGCGCCGATGGACGCTTTCGGTACAAGCAGCAGCACATAGTGCCCCGGCGCGTCGCCGGTCGTACCTGGCGTCATAGCGGTTTTTGCTTCCACCTTGACGCCGGCCAGCACGTGCCGCACCCACGTATCGGCCTGACCGCGCGCGCCGCGTACGCGCGAAAAAAGCGTGATCGTATCGCTATGCAGCAGCATCAGCACGTCACCCCCGCATACAGCACAAGGACACCATCTACGGCCACGCCCGAAAGCCAGCGCCGCAGTACGTCGAACACCAGCGCGTCACGTGCCGCCGTAGTCTTCGCGGCGGTCGTGTAGCAGCTGTCGGCCGCTTTATATGTGATCGATTCGCTGCCGGACGACACCGACGCCACAGGGCCGGCGGTTTTTACGCCGCCGACGTCTGCGGTTTCCGCTGCGCTGTCACGCGCCTGGTCAATGCGGTAAAGGCATTCGGCCAGTTCGCACGCGCAGTCCTGCAGCTTTTCGGCGTCGATCGTGGATTCCGGCAGCGTGCCGCCGAAGCGGCCAAACGTAAAGCGGTCGATCTCCCGCGACGCCGAACGCAGGTAGCGTGTGGCGGTCGATTCATCGCAGAACGGGGACAGATCGTCCCCGTACCGTTTTACGTATGTGTCAAAATCCGCGTACACCGTGATTCACCTGCCGATCACGCGCTTGCGTAGGACTTCACGTGCACCTGCGCAGCGTCCAGAACACGCAGGGCGGCGTTTTCCTCGACCTGCGCCTTCGTACCGGCAAACAGCTCAGAATCGACCATGCGGACGATGCTGAAGTTATCGCCGACACCGAAGGCGTTCGGATCGTACATGATGAATTCCACCTTCGCAAGGTTTGCCGCCGTAACACTGGCCTTCGTGCCGCCGTGCGGATAGTAGGCAAGATCAGCGGACGATGCAAAGCCGTTGACTTCGATCCAGGTAAAGCCCATGAAGCTACCTACCTGGCCGCCGGCAGCGGCGGCGAGCAGCATTTCGTTGGACGTCGGGATATACTTCTCACCGGCGAACTCCAGCATCGTCGCGAAGAAGTCCGGGCTGCAAAGCACGATGGTGGGGTTGGCTTTCGCCTTGACCATGGCTTTGCGTTCGGCCAGTACCTGCGCCTTGAAGTTGGCCGCAGTGGTCTTCGTGGTGTTGGTGGACGCCGTACCCTCGGAGATCAGGCAGGCAAGCGCGCACTGGTTCTTTGCCTCCGCGACTTCACGGGTGGCAAGAGCCAGATGCTCCTCGGCAATCGGGAACGCCACAGCGGCCGCCTGCACGCCGTAGATCTTCTTCGACGCCTGCAGGTTGTTGTTGAAAACGGCCTGAACCAGCGTGTCAGCGGCAGCGGTGTCCGTGAAGTCACGGCCAGGCGTGCCGACAGACGCGGCGGTGGAGGTCAGCTTGTGCCAGTAGCAGCCGCCGGCGCCGTCGACCATCACGTCCTGATAGGTCACGCCAGGCACAAGCCAGGTCTTATAAAACAGGTTGGGAAGAACAGTTGCCTTGTACTGTTCATCGACATACATGGATCCATACTGGATAGACATAGATCATCATTTCCTTTCGTAGTCTTAGCCCCTGAAAAACGGGTTGTTTTTGTATTTCTGGGCTACGTATTCTTTTGCGCCCCCCGCCGGCGGCACCATGCCGCTGTGATCGGACGAAAAGCGCGCCTTGCTGGCGGGATCGGCCACAAGGATGCCGGGGATCTCCTTGCCGTCCCGATCGGTGACAAGGCCGGTAAACAGGTCGTCGATCGACTTGCCGCGCGCATCGTCAGACCCCAGTGCTGTCACCAGCTTGTCCGTGATGCTTTCGCGCGTGATGTCGTTGACGAAATGCTTTCCCGACAGGAACGTGTCCACCGTACTGCGCAGCTTCACGGCGGCAGCGTCCTTCTTGCGGTTGTCCCGCTCGGTCTGCAGGTCATTGGTCAGGGTCGTGATCTGACCCTTCAGCGCTGCGACATCCACGCCGTCAAAGGCGGCAAGCTTGCCCTGCACGTCTTTCAGCGATGTGTCCAGCGCGTCGTGGCGTTCCTGCAACTTGGTGAATTCCGCCACGGTCTTGTAGTTCTCGGCGACGGCCTTGCGCAGATCCGTCGCTTTTCCTTCCGGAATCGTGATACCGAAGTCGGAAAGAATGGTCTCGATGTTCTTCATGCGTAATCCTCCTGAACGTGATTTTTAACAGCCCGTCGACTGTGTGGATTGAGCCGGATGAACCACCGGCGGGGTCGTGATATGGCAAAGGGGCAGCCGGTTTCCCGTCCGCCCCTGCGTATCCTGATTTGATTTTGGGCATAAGAAAACCACCTTGCCGATTGGTAAGATGGTTTCTCTAATTATTATGTGAAATAATTTTCACGTTGGATTTATCTTGACGTTGTTTTTAAATATCCAGCTGGTCGCAGATCTGCGAAAGTGACTTACCACAAATAAACGGAATATTCATTGCATCGTCCACCGAATGTGCGTCCACTGCATATCCATCGTAGCAAAGCGCAATGTCCTCCCGGCTGAACGGGCAAATAGACCCGAATTTCCCTTGATATGCAAAATCAATGTCTTGGGTAAGATCATCAATCCAAGCCCTTAAATCCTTCGCGTTCACAGTATATCCGCGTTCTCCTTTCGTTCCTGATCGGTGAGCTCACGCGTCGCTCTGGTCTGGCGCCTGTCGTCATCCCAGGTAATGTCGTGCGCGTGCTCTCCTTTGGCTCCGTATGGATGCCTTTTCGGATTCCCGTGCGGCCCATTACTGATCTGCCTGCATTGCCAACCATCCGCATCAAAAAATGTTCTGTCGCGTTGTTTGCCGCCCATAGAAGCGGTATCAACAACTGCATAAGAACGATACTGCCCGGGAACGTGTGGTTTGGCTTTTGAAGTCCAGTCATCAGTTACAACTATCGTTCCGTCTTTATTATAGTGATATTTCTTGTATTTATCAAGTTCTTTACGTACCGCCGCAGATGCGGTTGACGCCGCCGAGCGATCCCAGCCCGCAACGGCCAGCCGATCGTGGTACAGTTTCAGGTCGTTATCGGTGCAGAACTTCGTGTAGGCCGCGTTCTGATCCTGCAGGCGCTTGGCGGACTGCGTGTATTTCTCCTGCAGCTTTGCCTTGGCCGCCGGATCTTCGCAGCTTTTCACGGCTGTATGCAGCGCCGTGCACTTGCGCTTCTGCGCCCGGATGCGGCGTTCCATCGCGCGCTGCGTCTGCGACAGCTCATAGGCGCGCCGGTTGGCTTCGGTATCGATCGGCTTGTTATTGTTCCGGCTAACGCCAGGGAGGAACGGTGTGAAGGAATGGCGGCAGTTATAGCCGCAAAGGCCCAGCGGATCTTCCGGGTAGCCGGTCGCATCCAGCAGGTTATCAAACTGCGCGTCCTTGCCGTCGATGCAGTACACCTTGCCCTGCCAGCCGGCATGATCGGCGACCGGGTCGGTATCAGATACACGCGCGCCCAGATGCTGCGACACAAGCACATGATTCCAGCCCATGTCTTTGCACTGCTGGATCGTCATGTTACCGGATGACTGCGCCACGCCCGTGCGGATGCAGCGCAGCACCGCCACTTCCAGCGTGTCCTTGTGGCCGGACGGGTACCGAACGGTCGGCTGAAACTGCCCAAGCGCCTTCACGCCTTCCAGCATGGCAGCGGTGTAGGACTGCGCGCCGGTGCGTACTTTCCAGTATGCATCGTCGCAGATGTCGATAAACGCCTGATTGGTCGCGCCGGCCGTTGTGCGCGTGATGTTGGATATTTCACCGACCGTGCGTTCATAGGCGTCTGTAATGATCGCCATCATGCGGGGCGACAGGCCGGAAAACGTCACAGCGGCAGCTTCGGCGTCTGCCTTTGCCGCCTGAATACCGCTGTCCTTGAAGATCTTCGCGATTTCCTGCTGCGATTTGCCGGTGCTTTTGGCCAACGCCTTCTGGATTTCGTCCAGATTCCCGCCGGCCTGTTTCAGCACCCACGCCTGCCATTCATCCGTGCCGGTCAGCAGCTTTTCTTCGCCGCGGCCGAACCGGATCATGAAGCGTTCGATCATGTCGCGCGCAATCCATTCCGTCAGGTCATCCAGCAGCGGCAGCAGAGTTTCGCCGATCTCCTGAAACTGTTCCGGGGTGATCATTCGGTATCAGGGAACAGACCCGGTTTCGCTGTGTTGGCTTCGGCGTAGGCCGCTTTTGCGTCGTCCTCGCTGAACCCTTCAAAGCGCACCAGATACATCCACCACGGCAAAACGCCCAGCTGGCAAAGGCTTTTCGTGTTCTGCCGGTCTTCTTCATAACTGTACGTGATGTCGCCGAAATTATACGCCACAGTATACGTGCCATACGGCGCCAGATCGTAGATATCGGCATAGTCGTTCAATGCCTGAATCAGGTCATCCACAGCTGCCTGGATGCGGTCGCGGATGTCCTTGATGCGCTGGATGGTGCGGCGGTCATCGGCTTCCACCTGCGT